ACCCCAACCTTCAGGCATCATTTGTTTCTTAAACTCTTGGTCTTCAAATTTCTCTACAGGAACACCTGTAAGAAGAGAAGCTATTTGCTTTAACTTTCCAGCAAATTTTTTAATTTGCCAAGGATGATAACCCTCATTTCCTATATCTAGTTTATCAAATTCTTCAAAATTTGGATAGACTGTTTTATTTACAGTGTCATCTGTCAAATACTGAATAATTTTACCTACAGTGTCTTTTCCAACACCTATTTTTCCTGAAATTCCAATTAAAGCCATATGTAACCTCCTGCTGTTTTTGCTCTACCTGTAAGAGCGTTACTAATTGATTTTATTCCTGTTTTTAAAACTGCCTCTGTTATAGAGGGATATTCTTTTATTAATTCCATATTTTTATTATATTGTTTAATTATTCTTTTTTTATTAGACTCTTTTCCTTTTAAACTATTACTTATTTTAATTTTAGTAGTTTCTGATAAAAATTGTCCTTTTTTACTAGTACTATACCCTTTTAATCCTTTATTCCAAGGAATGAACCCTGGTTTAAATTGATTTTTTATACAATTTTCAGTTTTACCTACATTACCTTTTAATATTTTAGGTTTAGCTGTTCCATAATTCCATGGTTTTTGTCCTTTTTTAAAAGAAGTTTGGTTACCTACAGTTAAACCATCACCACCAGAAGTATGATTAACAAGATTAAATCCCCATTGTCTAAATTGCTCAATCCAAAATTTTTCCCAATATTTCCATTCTGATTCATCTATTTCATCAAGAATATTCATTTTAGGTTTTAAACCTTGATTTCTTAAACTATTTATCCAATTTCTTTTATGAGAATGTTCATTATGTAATCTGTTACAATGATTATGAAATCTTTCTTTTGGATTTTTTGTTTTACCTATGTATCTAACTTCTTTAGTTATAGGATGTTCTAATGTATAAATGTATACGTTCATAATGTTTTTTACAAAGATATACATTATAGATTTAACATGCAAACTTCCCAACACCTATTCTACCATTGATACCTATAATCATATTGATTTATTTTTATTGTTACACGTTAAGCACTTAAGTGTTTGAACATCAAAATTACGTTCTGTTTTACACTTATCACAATATTTATATAAAGCTATCATAATACTCTAGAATTAATACAATTTTTGCTTATATCAATATTATGATATATTTTAAGGTATCTTCTTAGTACCTCTTTTTTGTCAAGATCAGAATAACTAAATCTTACACAGACTTTAGCATACTGAATTTTTATAAAATCTCTCATAGTAGTGTAATTATGAGGGAGCTTTTACACTCCCTCTAATTAAAATAATTCTAATTGTTGCCCATAACTACCTGCAGAAGGTAGTATTGTAGATAGTCTTTCTATCTTGTGTATTTCATCATATATCTTATTCAGATAATATGCATCATTTACACCATAGTCTTCCCAAAGTTTGTTTTCTATTCTATTAAAAATAGTTTGATGTATCTTAACACTTTCTAATTGCATCTCTCTACCATCAGGATGACACTTAATGAGCTTGGTACCTTTATCAGACATAAAATATCTAATGAGTTTCTGAAGTTTATTTTCTTTATAAACTCCATTCTCTACTCTACGTTCTATAAAATACCAATCACCTTTAAGTTTTGCACCTGCGCAATAGTCAAGTATATTTCTATTTGCTTTTAAAAAGTCTGCAGGATCTACACCATCTATAAAATAAGCATACAATGCCTTTGGAATAATCAAGAAAGACTTGTTTTTATGAAAAGGTAAATCTTTAAATTCAAATCTACCTTTACATTTTACTTCACCATTATCATATACAGCAATGTAATTATTTACATCACCTATGATCATTTTATCATACTTTACAGTTTCTAACTGCAGATTAGTCATTACTTCCCATTCTTTGCAGATCTGGAAAAAGAGTTCTTCATATTGTTCATCTAGTAAAAACTCAAGACCATCTGTGTTTTGCATAAGAGGTTGTGCTCCAGGGATTCTAGTAGCTAACATCTCATACAACATAGATAGTTGTAATTGACCATTAACAGTTATTCTAAAAGTTAACTCAGGATCATATAGAAATGAATTACGTTCTTTGCTTAAACCATATGTAGAATTTAATATAATCTTAAACAAATAGTTTAGTGGATCTTTTTTGCTATACTTCTTTCTTTCTTCAAAGAACCATTCATACAGCTCACAAAAATCCTTCTTAGGAAACTGTGCAGGTCCCCACTGATTTCTAATTGCTAGATTTGGATAAAAAGAAGTTACATCTGCAGATAAGATAATCTTACCATTGCCAGATTTATATATACCAGGTTTGATACAACCATGTAAACCACCTAGACCAAAATCAGTTTTTACACCTTTATACATCATAGTATACTTAGGTCCTTTGATTTTATCATCTTTATCATCATACAACTTAGTATCTACTACTAAGTTCTTGAACCAATTATGCACACCTTTAAACTCAGGAATATTAAATTCTACCATTGGAAGAATAATTTCTCTTATGTTTACATAGTTTCTGTAAGTACGCATTTGTCTAATTTCTTTCTTAGTCTTACCTAGCTTTTCAGATAGGAAATGCAAAAAGATTTCTTTACTAATACGTGGCTCACTTGCAGAATATAGAGAAACACCATATGTTTTACTAAGTTCTGCTCTTAAATTGATTTGTGCTGCCATAGGTCTAGAACCTTTAGCATCTTTGTACAAGAATATTTGTTTGGTAGACAATACATCATTGATACAATAATTGATAATATCATCTAATGTCTTCTTATTATTTACAGGTTGAGTATGATGGTGAGGCATTTCCTCTACATTATACCAATCCATAGAGAATTGAATCCACTTCAATGAACTTCTTTTAGCCATGTTATCCCAGTGATTGAGTTTGAATACATCAATACACCTGATAGATAGCTTAAATTCTGGATAGTCTAAAAACTCACCTGCATGAGATTTTCTGATTACTTCACCTGCATATTGTGCAATAGTAGCTGTGATTTCATCTGAGTCTAACTCTAATAAATCTTTCTCATATTGTAATATAAATTCAGTAATCTGAGCATCAAATGCAAGATTATTATAACCTAAATGCCAATCACCATTTTGCTTACAGTCTTTAAGAAAATCTATGAACTCTTTCATATCATTTCTCTTTCTATTTACTACAAAAGTTTTAGTTTCACTAGAACTATATCCTGTAAATACTGCAACAAAAGCATTAATTATTGTCTCATAGTCGTAAATCCAGTATTTTGGTTTTCTTTTCATGATCTATGAGTTTTTAAATAACCTATCATTTTAACTAATACTTCTATAGAATCATTTACATAACCAAGAACACTGTTGCATTGAGGACACAATAATCCTCTTACTTTACCAGTAGTATGGTCGTGATCAACAAAAAGTTTTTTCTTTAGTTTAGATTGATGAATATTACATATTGCACAACATTCTTTTTGTAATTCAAACATTTTTTCATATTTTTCAATTGTCATGTTTTTCATACCTGCTCTTCTCCAACTTGCTAATTTGTTAAGATTTTGATAATGAACACTGTTTTTTAATTTTGTATTTTTAACAGATTCTTTATGTTTTTCTGGATTTAATGCTCTTAATTGTTTACGTCTTTCAGAAATACTTTCTTTACGTTTTTTATAACTATCATTAGCAATTTTACGTGCTTTTTCTACATTATTAGCATACCAGTTTTTAGTATTAATATTGCAGCATTTATTACATGTTGCTTTTAAGTTGTCATATCTACTATTATCAATACTAAATTCTGATATGCTTTTTAATATTTTACATTTTGTACATTTTTTCAAAGTTTCCATAGTTTTTTGTACAAATATAAAACAATTTTTTGATAGAAACAATAGTTTCATAATCCATCACCCAGAATTTCTTATCTCTCATTATTCTTCTAGTATACTTAAAGCAGAATGTTTATTATTATTTGCAAAGAAGCTAATAAATTCTTTAATGTCTTCCATATTATCAATATAATATTCATAATATGTATCCATCATTCTTCTTTCTTCTACATGTCCAGTTGAACCTTTCTTTTGTAGAACTTCTCCTTTATCATTAAGTTTAGGAAACATTTGAGGTTTCTCTTTATGTTCTTTACTTATGATAGCAAGAACTTTTGTACCTGGATCATATATTGCCTCATTAAATGGGCATTTAACATCAATAGGTAACATTCTAAAAGTCATTTTACCATACCAATCAGTAGAGTAAATCATCATGCTCTGTTGCATAGCTTTTTTTTGTTTAAATTAAATTAATTTCTGGGTGCTTTACTTTACATAATTCTCTATGATGATCATATGTCTCACAAAGCTCCCCAACTTGTTTTAGCAAATTAACATCTATTTGTAATATTTTAGCATACTTATCAAAATAAGTTTCAGGAAATATATAAGATTCTATATATACCCATTCTGGTGTATGTATACCATAATATGTTGTTAGATGTTTCTTTGCATTTGTAGATAATTTTGAATATTTACCATTTATAAAGTTATCATAGTCATCTTTATAGATGTTAAAATCAAAAACATATACAACATTATTGTCATCTATTGGTAAACAATAATCTAACATTGGATGATTTACTAATTCATCCTTTTCAAATTGATACCAATCTTCTGAATCTTTACGCTTATATATACAGATAAGCTTTCTGTCATCTTTAGTAAACAAACCCTCCCATTCTATATAAGTCTGGGAAGGTTTATTACTCTTTTTTGTTATCCCTAGTAAAGGATACAAAAAGGTAAAAGATTTTTGAAAATATTTGCGATAAATATCTTTCATCATATTTCTAGTTCATTATTTAATAAGAACTGATAAGGTAAATCAAAATTTCTATTATCAAAATGATAAGCAGCTTCCTGCAACTTTTGAATAGTATCACTAGTCCATACTCTTAAAGTATCACTAGATATTTTAATTGGAGCTACTTGCATATATGGATCAATAACAACAAATCTAAATTCAAAATTATAGTCTGCAAATTGAGGTTGATTCAAATATACATTCTTTACTAATATATAGTAAATAGATGCTTGTATCCAGTATCTATAATACTCAATAGAATCTTCAAAAGAATTAATATCTTTACTAGTCTTCTTTAAGTCATTTACTCTGATTACTTTGTTAGTATGATCAAATACAAGATTATCTATAAAACCTCTTAATCCAAAAGGTAAACCTTCTGGAAAAGCTGCAAGCTCAATCTCATTTTTCATCTCTACATTATCAGTAATACTCTCTTTTGTATAACCCATTACTTTCATGATATGTGCAGATTGTTTAATAATATCTACAACATCTTTAGCATTGTCATACATTCCTTGATCTATATTGATTTTACCTTCACACTTTTGCATATACTCCCAATAACTTTTATGGTCATCAGTAATAATTTTATCAATACGTTGCTGATCAGTTTTTAATGACTGATACAAATTCATATCTTTTAAAATATCTATAATAGCATGCTCAAAATGTTCTAGTAAATATCTAGGATCACCTTTTGATTTAAGTTCTGAATAATGATTAAATAATCTTTCTAATACTTCTTTTGGATTTGCACTAGGAACATTAGTAGCCATTAATACAAACTCTTTTTCAAAGTCTTCAGGATTTAAAAATAAGCAATGAATAAGCTTACCTTCAATCATGTTTTTGTCAATTGTATCATCTTTTTGCCCTAATACATAGTGCATATAGAATAGTTTAGGACTAAATAATAACTTATTCAAACCTGAATAAGACATCATAAAGTGTTTACTAAAAAATTCTTCTTGTTTTTGTAGCATTTCTGCTTCTGTGGGCATTTTGAATACTTTCATTATTTACAATTTTCCATATCTCTTAGAAAATACCTTCCTAATATATTACCATTATAACTATTGCTTGTTAGCACATCAGCTTTAATTTGATGTGCTAACTCACAATAATTTAAATATTTCTTAGTACAGCATAATTCTAAGATTTCTCTTTTATACATTAATTTTCCTTCTGATTTTATTTCTGCAGTAAGTTCTTTAGAACTACCATAGTAATCTAACCAATTTGACTCTTTAGAAACTCTTTTTGTCTTTTTTCTTGTACCTGTTTCAAGTTTCTCTTTTTTTGTTATTGCAGTCTTTTTGGTAAACTGCAAACTCTTTTTGCCAATATAAAACTTACCTGTCTTTATGTGAGTTATTCTATATACAAATCCTACTAGATTTTCATAATTTGGTAAATCCTCAAGTTTTGTAATTACTTTGTTCTTACATGAAGGTAGTATCCAGTTGCTCATAATATATAAATTTGAACACAAATATATATTAATTATTTTTATTGATAATAAAATATTTTGCAACTGCTTTATCTAAAACAGGAATAAACTCATAAGCAGCTTTATGAATACCATGGTATTTGACTATATCACTAAAATCTTTTTCTAGTGGTATGTAACAAAATGGTATATTAAATCTACTTAAATAGTATTGCATACTATCTATTCCTGCTTTGTCACTATCCATATAAGTAACAACAGCTTCATACTCTGTTTTAAATTTATTAATCAGTTTATCTGATAGTTTTGAGTTCTCACTATCTGGTGCTACAACATCAATATCTAGTTTTCCTATACTTTTAATTGCCATTATATCTTTAAGAGAAGATGTAATAACTAGAAATCTTTTACGCTCTAATTGCTCAAGACCTTGAATACAATCACCAAGCTTAAGAAACTTCTTTTCTAAGTTCAAAGGTTGATAGAGTTTATATAATTCATGTTTATTATTAAAATAACCATATGTGTTTTCTTTTGCAACTGTAAACATCTCATCTGTAAAATCATCATTAATTTTTTTACACATGGTATAATTTGCAATAGGTACCACATTATATTTATTTAGTAAATCACTACCTATATTAAACTGCAGCCAAAACTTTGCATCATTTGCATTCCATTCTCTTGTAGTATAACTAGATACAATCCAGTACACATTATTAAAATCTTTTTTAATAACAGGTTTACCAGATTTTAGATACTTATTATAATCACTAATGATAGTATTAACAGTGTATCCATAATCTTCTTTCCAAAGATACTTCATCAAATCTACAGCTGTACCACCATGACCAGTAGAAAAACACTTAAATCTATAAGTCTTACCTTCTGTATAATAATATATGTACATTGATGGAGTCTTGTCATGTGGATTGAACACACTGTTAATTCTAACTCTTTGACCTGTTAAAGCTTCAGGTAATTCTAAATAATGTTCAAATATCCAATCACTTGGTACATCTTTAATGTCACACACAAAATTGTTTAAACTGAACATAAAATTTACATTTATATAAAAAAAGGGTAGACATTACATCTACCCTTCTCTTAAAAATAAAATATTTAATTAAAGATGTAAATCATTTACATTTTCTTCAAAGATAGGAGCACTTGCTTGTGGCATACCAAATACATCAGCAGCAGGAGCAAATTGACCTATACTTGTTGTATCAACAGCTTCATCAGCAGCTTTTTTCTCATACACATGAATTGCTTCATCAAATTTAGCAAACTTGCTATCTTCTTCAGTAGTAGCATAAGAGAATTTACCTTCTAATTTCTTAGGCAAATATAAAGCATAACTTGGATATGTAGATCCTTCTTTATAATATTTTTGAGCACCTAAAGTAAAATAGAAACTATAACCTCCTTTTATAAGGAAAGCTTTTACTTCTTCTACTAAATCTTCAATAGTAGGTGCATCAACATTCTCAGCTTGGAATTGGTCTAACAAATTTACTTGTTTCAAGAAAGTACCTAAAAAGTTTTGAATAGATTCATCTTTAGTAATCTTTTTACCTTTATACTCCCAGTCTTTAAAAGCATATTGACTTGCTCTTACAGTACCAATTTGACCTTTATAGTTTCCTTTTGAAGGATCTAATCTGTTAATTTGAAAACCTTCAAAATCTTCACCTAACTCAGGTCCCATTAAAGAGAATACTAAGTTATACTGATTAGCATCATAAGGTGTTTTTTCTAATTTCAAATCTAATACTGTACATTTGTGTGTACCTGGTTGTAAACTCTTTTGTACAAATGTGCCTTCTCCTGGCTGAAAGTTGTTTAAACTAAAACTCATTTTTTCTAATTTTTAATATTAATTAATCTATAAATACTTGATCCCAGTGTGTAATTACCTTACCTTCTTCATTAACTTCAGAGATAACAATCTCTTTATTTCTAAGATGTTCAGGTCTTGCACCACATAGAATATCATCTTGTGTTTTAAAACTCAAGACATTTTTGTTTCCTTTTCTCACTAAATATCCAATAGCATCTGCTTTAGAAGTAGTAAAGATTTTTAACTTACCTGTTAAGTTTAAGTCTAATGCTTCAAATGTACTACCATTCTTTTCTAACATAGTGTCTTTTACGTGACCTAGTAGAATTAAATGAGGACATAAAGCTTTAAATCTTTTAACTACATCTTCAAATGCTTGTCTTAACCATGGATA